CAACTATTTCAAGGTTTCCGCTGAATACATAGCCAGTAGCTTTCAAAAGTCTTTCTAGTACTCCTAGAATTTCTTCCATTCCTAAATCATTTTGCGGAACTTCGTAGGTTATCTTATGGTCGTATTGTTCTATTGTTATTTTCATTTGTATTCGTCTTTAAGCCGTTCCAAGTAAAGAACAAAGTCCATTGCTTCCTCCTGCGCATGTGTAAGCCATTGTAACGTGCTTAAATCAGTTCTTTCAAGCGTAGTGTTGTACTTGGTTATTCCTACTTGACTTCGTTCGGCAAACCGGCTTAAAACACGAATGACTATTTGGTCTTCTATTTGTTGGTTCATAACTTTTCAATTTCTTGTTTAACTTCATTCCAATATTTTGTAAATACATTTGTATGAGAATTTTCTAGTATCTCACCAACTGCAATCAATGCACATTTTTTAATTGGGGTATAAGTAATAGTATTTACTGTTTTATTGTACTTATCAAATAATTCTTTTGCTTTTTCTTTTGGTGTCATAGGAAATTTATTAAGGTGTTGTAATAATCACGGCAAAGTTCAACCTGTTCTTTTATCCGTTCAATAACTGCTTCGTCTTTCTGTACAAAAAATACTTTAACCCTACGGTTTTTTGGTATGTGGCTAAATATATGTTTCTTTTGTATTTCGTCACGCAATTCTAAACTTTCTTCCATTAGGTTAAGTTTCCAATGTGTACGTCTTATTTCGTCTTCAACCATTAGTTCCGGGGTGTCAATTAAGCAGTAACACAACATTGATTCCTGTTTACCGGTGAGCCACATATAACCCTGCAATTGATAATAGTAATCCTTTGTAGGTATTTCAGTTTCAAAAAATGGAAAAGTAGAACCGTCCCAACTTGACTTTACGTCTAGTAATACTTGTTCCGTGTTTACGTCAGGAGTTCCTGTTATCCATTCGTTTTGGTAATGCTCCTCGTTCTTGTATATAAACCCAACGTCTAACACTTCATTTACCAGGTTAATAGATTCGTTTTCTACTTCATTACCTTTGTCCGTATACCGTGAACTGAACTCTTTACGTATTCCATATTTATCCTGCAGCACCATTTCATGAATGTATGTTTTTGCAGTCTGTGACAGCACCTCAGATTTATTACGGGGTGCTGACATGATTTTTCCTATAGCAGAGCATCTAACTTTCATATCGCGTTTAATATATCAATTTGACCACCTGTTAATGTGAACTTTGCTTCTAATGATTCACGTGTAATTTTACCGTCAGCAACTGCTTTAACTGCATCTTGAAAACGTTTGCTGTCTAGCGTTTGTTTCTTTGGTTCGCTTTTTACTTGTTCACCACCTGCGTCAGTATCTTTGTCTGTTACAATTCCTAAAATAGCTGACAAACTATAGCGGCGAATGTAGGTAATGGCCGACCCTAAAACCTGGAAGTCATTCATGCCTTTCAACTGCACCCCTTGCGGGATAGTAGTTGAACTTTGTAACTGCTCACCGCTTTCAACATGGAAAAGAATAGTTAATACATCACCTTCATTAATTAACTGCGTGAACCCTAACCCGTGTTTTTTTAGTAGTGGGTTAATTACACTAAAAATTTTAGGTAGGTCAGAATAAGAATACCCATACCCTTGTGTCGCCTTGTGGATTACCGGCACTTCTTGTTGGAACTCAGCCAACGATTTAAATAAATGTTTCATAGTTATTTGTTTTTATTGATTGTGTTAATTATTTCTTCTTTAATTCTTTCGTCTGTTTCTTTTCTTGCATTTAATACCCTTTCAAGAATAAAAGGCAGGTCGTTAAATAAATATTCGCAACAAAATATAACGGTTCTATCACCGCAAACTAAATGCAGTTCCCCGTTAGATTCATAAATTGTGTCAGTTTCGTGTATGTATGTGTATTCCATGGTTAGTTGTTTTTGGTTTGTGCGTTAACCGGGCCGCACCCCCCGTTTTGTTTAATAATCCCCATTGTAAAATGGTGAACACATATCTGAAGTATTAAAAATAGCATTGTCAATACCTTTTTCAGCTTCAAACATATTGTCATATATAGCTGCACCCCTTGCAGAATAGCCATTCCAATTACCTAATTTTTTAGCAGCATTACTAAATTGGCGTTGGGCATTAGTTAATTCGTCATTAATTGGGGCTTTAAACCAATCTTGTTTTAATAACCAACATTGGTAATCTTTTGGCGTATCAAGGAAATTTTGACCTTTGTACTTACCGAATTTTAATGTAAAATTTGTTGTTTTCATAGCTTTTTGTTTTTAATTATATACAAATATAATACTTTATTTCATACCCCCAACTAATTCTTTATATTTTTTTATAATATTTTTTATTTCTGTAACCGACCACCTTTTTTCTAAGTGGGCCTTAGCCTGTAATTCTATTAATTTAATGGCCCCTATTCGTTTTTCTATACCTATTTGGTAGTTTAGTAAGTTACCTGATAAGTAAGTGTTGCAGGCTTCGCATTGTAAATGGACATTGTCTTCGTCAAACCTTACGTTTGAATGGCCCCCGCTACTAAAATAATGCCCGGCGTTCTTTTTCTTTGGTGGTAGGCCGCATGATATGCAGTTTAAACCTTCATCCCTTAACCTTATGTATTTATTAAATATTGTTTGGGCTTCTTTCAACCAATCTTGCGTGGTTTTAAGTTCCGTTTTCATACGTGTTTTCGTTTCCTTCCAGGACTTCTCTTTAGTTTCAGCAACAAAGGCCCTAATACATTCGTCAGCTAGGCAGTATTTATGGTTAAACCTAATAGGTTCAAACTTTTGTTTGCAGTTTTTACATCTCGGCATCAGTCTACTATTATTGATTCTACAAATTGACGGAATTTTATCTGTAAATCTATCTGTTGTTCATAGATTTGCTCTCTGTTGTCTCCGTATACCTGTAAAACTTGGTTATCTATTCTCCTAATCTCTTGCATTAACATATTTGCTTTGCGTTTTAGGTCTCGTTTAAATACAGTTTGGTCGTTTAGGTCTTCAATCCAATCTGCTAAAACCGGTAATACTGCACATAGTGCAACTAGTTTGTGTTCTTTTCTCATAATTTTTCTATTTGCTCTTTTGATTCTTTTAATAATTCAAGTGTCTTATCAAACCCAATTATTTCAGATACTTTACCAATAAATAATTGCTTTTCAAGTTTTTGTTTTTTCTCCATTTCTTCTGCCTTACCCCAACATTCTGCATTGTGTTTAAAATGTGTCTCTGTATAAGGTTCTTCAATTAACATATTTAATAACCATTTTAATATTGGCTGTTTCATAGTTCTACGTTTTTAAATTTTAATTCGTGTTCAAGTTCTTCTATTCTTTTCTTTAGTTCTCCGTTTATATGCAGGCATCGGTTTATTTCGCGCCCGTGTAATCGTAATTCCGTTTCAAGTTCAACAATTGCTAACTGCACCTGCTTTAAATCGTTTTCCGTGTCCTTTGCGCCGTTTATATATGCTGCAGCTTCCGGCCTTTTTTCCTGCAGTTCCTCACGCGTTAACTTAACCTTCCAAATGTTTTTTTGAATAAGCCCTTTAATGTAAAGTAATTTTAAACCTATATCCATTCTTTGTTTGCTTTAATTGCTGTTAATTTTTGTTCTATCATTGTTAATTGTTTTGCTGGCTTAGGCCGGTGGGCCTGCAAAGGGTCAACGCCGTTAATTGTAAACCCTAAACCTTTGTTAAAGTCACACATTATAAAGTCATCTAATGCAGTAATTTTACCCCCGGTATCAGTGTCTTTTACTTTTTCAACTGATATCAAAGTTACAAATTTCATTGTTTCGTGTTTGACTAGCCTGTGAATAACAAACATATCATCACACCTGTTTAGGAATGCCTTACCCCCTTCAATGTGGTCTTTCATTGGTGGTTTTAAATGCCCTTTCCAATGGTGTTGTTCATTGTAAATATTACCGGCCCTGCCTGATTCCGTGTTAGGGTGTGTATTAATGTAAATAGACTTACCTGTTTCATTTACAAATTGCCTAGCAGCATTTAAAAACTTATAGTTCCCTTCGTAACCCATTTCCCTATCCAGGCCCGTATAAGGGTCAATTAAACAAACATGTGCATCAGAATTACGGAATACTTCAAATAGTTCTGCAGGCTTATAAAGTTTACTGTTATCTACAAAGTCAAAGTATTGTTCTAGGTAGGTTGAGTAGCTAAGTATTTGTTTTTCGTTTAATTCCCTGTATGGTTTGCCTGAATATATTTGAATCATATCACGTAGTATTTGGCCGTATTGGTTTTCACCTGACCAAAGTATAAACTTGATTTCGTGTTTTAATGCCAGGGAAAGAAAATACCAATTAATCCAATATGTTTTCCCGACGTTGTCGTGCCCTAAAATGATGTTTAGTTGTTTAGGTTTGTATCTTAGGTTATCATCTAAATTGCACCCTAACCCTAAACCTTGTTTAATCCTACCGGCCTTGTAGTCTAGCAAATATTGCTGCGAACTACCTTTACTTAATATATCCATGAAGTCTAGCTTTTTCTACTAATGGGTCGTATGTCATTTCTGTTTGCTTAGGTTGGTTCTTAGCTAGCCATTTTGTGGCCGTTAAATATAGTGAAGTATATTTCTTATGCCCTTTAAAGTTTTGTATATCATCTAAAATAGCGTCTATTTCTGTAATACTGTATTTTTCTAATAACTTTTCTACTTCATCATTTGTTATAGATAAATGAGCGAATGCTCTATATATACTTTCATTAACATTAACATTAACATTAACAGCCATTTTTGCCATGTCATTTATGCGTTTGCTATCGTTTGCCATAGGTTGCCATCTTTTGTTAGCACCTGCCATACCTGCTTCACTACGTTTAACGCGTTTATCTTCAAACAATTTCAGGTCACGTTTTAACTGCTGCTTAA